ATACAGAAAAACTTTTTATGAAATAACTATTCCAACCCGTACAAACTCAACAGGCTCTAAGGATAGAGGGTGAACAAACCCGTCCTTAAACCTGTCCAGGAGGTAAATATGACCGAAACAGATATTCAAAACCTAATCAGAATGGCATTATCACCACATGCAAAGGTATTCCGTACGAATGTGGGCAAAGTCAAGACGCAGGACGGCAAATGGTTTGATACAGGACTACCGAAAGGGCATCCCGATTTATATGGATTCAGAAAATCAGACGGCAAGTTATTTTATATCGAAGTGAAAACACCGACAGGCAGATTGTCTGGGGATCAGATTAAATTCAGAGAAATGGTCAGTCAGTATGATGTCATCTACGGCGTCGCAAGAAGTGTGGATGATGCACTCGAAATCATAAAGAAAGGACTGATGAAGGAATGAATTTACACCAGTACTATCATACGCATAAAACAAAAGACAGCGTGGCTGTATCGACATTCAGAAAGAATGTAGCTAAAGGCATGACGCTGGAAGAAGCAATGGTCACACGAGCGAGAGCAGCAAAGACATACAGTAAAAGCAGCGACGAGTATAAGAAGTACGAAAAGATTGCTGTAGGGAACGGAATCAGACCTGGCACATTCAGACAGCGGATAAAGTATGGCTGGTCTTATGAAGATGCTTCCACACTGACCAAGTACAGCAACCGTCATACAGCACTACCGACTGATGGACATCAACCACGAAAAAGCGAAAAAACGATGGTACGTGAAATCAAACTACTCATCAACGCAGGCGTACCGATCGGCAAGAAACGCTATGTGGATTACATCAAAAAGCACCCGGAACTATTCCCGGAGTTAGGAGTTAAATCATGAGAGCGAGCAACTACGTACATCCGAAAGCACCGAAGATTGACAGAAGCGAGTGGACGAACACGGTCACACGGAAGAAGAAGCCGCAGGAAGTCCACCCTGCACCAAATCATGAAGCAACCGCATGTTACCTATATATGATGTTCAGGGGGTGGAAGAAATGATTACACGAATCAAATCAGAGCAGGTGGAATATAGAGTGGGTCATAAGGGTGTCACTGAAATCATCGCTACCGAACATGGCAGTGAGAATATGACCATCTATGAAATCAAATATGGGGATGCCTACACGTTTGTCGGGCTGCTGCATCCTCATACAGTGGAGAGAGCAATATGACAGGCTTACTAGACAGATTCCATTTGACCAAGCATAACGAAGTAGTAGCGACCGTTATTCCGCTGGCAGACGAACGATTCAACATCTTAGGTATTAAGCCATACCCAGTAGAACACAACGCCACACGATCAAAACTAAACGCCTACATGGATAGGTACGAATTAGAGAGTACGGAAGTGGCAGCAGGGCAGATGAGTTTATGGTGATGTACGAGGACACACGTTACGGCGGACTGTACACCATCACCAGCAAGACCAAGACGCACATCCGATTCACAGGGCGTTGTCCACACGGGCTGCCCGTGACGGGTGGGGTGCCGAAGGACGTATTTTATCAGACATTTAAGAGAGTGGGGGAGAAAGTAGATGGCACAGAAAGATAAACGAGTGAATATCACTTCTAAAAAGGATGAATTTGTATTTGAAGATGTGAAAATCATTCATACGAATATCGATTACGAATTTTTTGAACTTGAACACACTGATGGTGCAACCACACTTGTCAATATCAGAGATTATCAAGTGTTGCAAGCAGGCAAAGATGTAACGATCGAAACTTATTAATTAGGAGGACAACCGATGAAAAGAAAAGAGTTTATCGAACAGGTGGAGAAGTTGGGGTTTAATGTACGTGCTATCGATTTGAATTCTTGCAAGAAACGAAAAAAACTTCTTGTCACTGGTGCTAAAGGGTTTCAAATGGGGTGGGTTGTTGAGAGCAAACCGTATTCTTTCCGAATGGAAGATGGAAATAAAATGCTTGCTCAGTTGATGGTTGAGTACGCTGGGACACCTCTTGAAGAGCGTGAGGAGGAGAAAAGATATGTGGTGAAGGTAAAAAATGTTCCGGGACCATCGGGGGCGAGAGATTTATTCGTATCCACTCTAAAACTCTCCGGTGAAGGTGATAATCGTGCTTTCTGCACTTACTATCAAGATGCTTATTCATTCAACACAATCGAAAAAGCTCAAGCACTAGCCCTACTTGCTGATGGAGAGGTGGAGGAGTTATGAGTTCAATCTACGATGTGAATAATATCCTCCCGTTAGTCGCCGAAACACTACGCCAGCAGAACGAGAAGGGGTTAAAAAAGTATGGTACAGCACTCAAGGATAATGATCTAACCGTCCTTGAGCTGCTTGACCACTCTATTGAAGAGAAGGTGGATGATTTACAGTACACCATCATTGCAAGAGAGCGAGTAATTGAACTTGAAGCAAGGTGGGAGAAATTAAGAGAACGACTAGAACGTGAGTCTAAAGAAGCATTTGGAGAGGGCTATACGATTGATTGGCAGATTTATGAAAGTTTGATCGAAGTGATGGATGAACTCGAACGAGGAGGAGAGTAGATGATTAAAGTTGGAGATAAGTTGCTCATTAAAGACGAAGTGTACGTTATTCAAAACGAAAGCTACAACGACAATAAAGTTGAAGCTAAATGTACGAGTGAATTTAAATTTGTTGAAATGGAGTTTGGCACTGCATTAGGCTATGCGTTCGCTTATGAAAAACAACGTGCTGATGTCACAGAGAAGAAGTGGGAGAAGTTGAAAGAAAGTGTCAAACAGCTAGAAAAAGATATCAACAAATGGTATTACGATTCAGAAGATGTTTTACAGGAATTATTTGATATTATGATAAAAATCGAACGAGGAGGAGAGTAGATGAACCGATATATAAAAGTTGACGACATTATCATCATTAAAGGCATACCGCACGTAGTTAAAGAAGTAAAACCGGGGACAACTACCGTTGAATCAGTCATTAGAGGGCGCCAACTTATGTACAGCAACCAAAACTTATTTGAATATTTGCCCGACTATCGTGAAATGTACGAACAAGAAAAACAACGTGCTGATAATCTTGATCAATATATTGATAGATGCAACGATGTACTTGGTCAATATATTGAATTGCTTAAAGCTGATATTGCTAAAGCTAAAAAACGTGCTGACGCTGCGGAAAATAAACTTGATGATTTAGAAGAATTCATTCCAAGTCTTAGAGCAGCAGTGGAAAGCACGCTCAACTATTCGCATCCTAATGTTGACCCGGATTTGCAAAGTGACATCGGAGCATATAGCGGCTTGATGCAACAGATTTTAGAAAATCTCGAACGAGGTGAAGAATGATGAGCAAGATACTCGACGCGTGTTGTGGTAGTCGGATGTTCTGGTTTAACAAAGAGCATCCTGACACCACATACATGGATAACAGACAAGTTGACGATACATTATGTGATGGTCGGAAGTTAATAATCAATCCGGATGTTGTGGCCGACTTCAGAGACATGCCATTTGACGATGAAACGTTCTACATGGCCGTGTTCGATCCGCCTCATTTAGTCAGAGCAGGCGATAAGTCATGGTTGGGAAAAAAGTACGGCAGATTATCAAAAACGTGGCCAAGCGATTTAACACAAGGCTTTAATGAGTGTATGAGAGTACTCAAACCGAATGGCACACTGATTTTTAAGTGGAACGAAGACCAGATTAAGTTATCCGAAGTGCTGAAGTGTTTCGACCAGCAACCTTTAATCGGTAATAAAAGAAGTAAGACTCACTGGCTTGTATTTATGAAAGAAGAACGAGGTGAAGAGTAGATGATATTAAAACGGGAGGATATGCATAGAATTAATTATGTAAAGGATACGTTAAGAAGAATAGAGTATAAGGTCGAAGGTATTAGAAAATCTATCATCAGTAGAGATAAAGATGTAGTTCTACTAATTAACGAAGATACTGGTAGTGAAATGCAAGTTGATATTTTAACTTTTTGCGGTGGAAGATTTGATATTTACAATCCTCTTGTCATCGGAGAATTATCAGAAGAACAGGAGGACACCCAATGATCGGCTCAAAAATCTTAGTCACTAAAATCAACGGCGCACCGTATAACAATCACGGCACCATCATCAGAGAAACGGAACTGACCATCGAAGTGAACATTCAAGGGTTGTTGTTCCCGCAGGTGCTGTATAAGGATAGACCAAGAATAGATAAATGGAGGGTGATTTAATGACCTACAAATTCAGCGTGTATGAAATTATACAGCCACTTAAACCGAAAGAACGACTTGCAGCAACAACACATGACGAGGCATTGAATATAGTTAACTCAATCAATGCCGAACTTAGACGCACAAAAGGTGTAAGAGCGAGAGATTTAGCTTATGCGGGAGAAGAAATCAAAGTATATGGAGGACGAGTGGAATGAATGATTGGAGAAAAGAGGGCATCGATTACTGGGACAACAAAGATTGCCCTAGAGAAGTGTTAGAACAGGCTTACATTGAATTAGTCGAATTCATAGAGGGTGCAGAAATCCATTGCGATGATGTAAAGAAGATGAGTGAACAAAAACTAAGAAATGAAGTCGGATTCTACGAATACTTGGCGGAAAAATAGGAGGGCAAGCAGAATGATTAAAATGACAACGGAGTTATTCAACAAGTTCAGCACGAAGCAGGAAGAACTGGACAGCATGATACGTGAGAAGTTTAACATCAGTGAAGAGCAATGGATGAACGATTATAACGCTCAACACAAAGTGGCTTTACAAGTCGAACTACACGAACTTATCAATGAATGCCATGACGTTTGGAAGTATTGGAAACAAAAAGCAGTCAATCCCGATCGGATTCTTGATGAACTAGTCGACTGCATTCACTTCCTGCATCTATCAATGAATAAACATGTTCATCACAACAATGAGTGGAAGGTCTCGCAAATCAATAGACATATTCCTAGTGAAAAAACTTTCAAAGAAGTAAAAGAATATGTAGGTGAGCATATGATTGTATCGTATCTGACTAGCAATAATGATTTATATAGCATTTATGGTTACTTGCTCACGCTGGCGAATTACTACTCATTCACACTCGACGACATCGAACAAGCCTACGACAGAAAGAACGCTGAGAACCATGCGAGACAAGAACGGGGAACGTATTAATAAAGAGAGCGTTAATTCGCTCTCTGGTACTTTTTAATTAAATCTTCCAATGCTTCATCTAGTAACTTACTCATCGGTATTCTAGTTTCTTCTGAAATGCTTTTCAACTGATCGTACAATTCTATTCTTACAGCGTTTGATAATGGTTTTCTAGTTTTCAAACCTCTTTTATTTTCCAATTAAATCACCTCAGAGCCATTATAAAACATAAATAATATACTAGCAACTACATGTAGTTAATGGTATAATATTAACAACAAACATATGAGGTGAAGAGATGAAGTTGATAGAAAATACAGAGCGATATTACGTTGATAAATGCGGAAAAATTTATAGTAAAAACAAAAATGGGTTTATTGAATTGAAAATATTCAAAAACAAACAAGGATATTGCAGAGTTAATATTAAAAGGTTAGGTAAATGGAAGCAGGTATTTGTCCATAGATTAGTCGCTGAAGCATTTATAGGAAAAGTAGAGGGAGACATGCAAGTTAACCATATAAATGGCATCAAAGACGACAACAATTTAAGTAATTTAGAAATTGTTACTCGTAGTGAGAACGCTATGCATAGCCATTATATTCTGGGCAATAACGTTAAACCTGTCTATAAATTAAGTTATGAAAACTTTGAAATTTTAGGTAGTTACAAAAGTTGTATGGAGGCAGGTAGAATGGAGGGTCTAGATCCAGCCGGCATATTCAAATCTGCTGTAAATATTAGAAGACAAAGTGGTGGTTTTTCGTGGATATTTCAAGAGGATTATAGCGATAAAAACATTGCAATTAAAAAAATGAATAAAAAGAAAGTAGCTAAACAAAAGAAGGTTTATCAGTTAGATCTTAATACTCACGAAGTAATAAGGGAATATGATGGTGTGAATTTAGCAAAGCGAGAAACAGGGATTACTACAATTTCGCAAGTGTTGACAGGAAGAAAAAAATCAGCTGGAGGTTATTTTTGGAGTTATGAGGGAGAATGATAATACTAACAAGGAGAAGGACATCCTCGAACGTGTCAAGGAGGTGCTGGGGAAATGACCCAAGTCATCATCGCTAAGGTAGACGACAAGCACAGATACATCCTCAAGCAATACGGCATGATCGATGACTATGTGACCGACATGACGATTGACCAGATTAGAACGCTGCTCGAACAGGCAGTCAAGGTTGAGCGTAACATCTACGCTTATACGTTACTCACTTATATGGACGACACACCCGTCAGAGCGACAGTCAGGCTCGAGGAGACAACGCGGGCGAAGGAGACCATCATTCAGTACATTATGAGGTGTCAGAATGAGCAGGAAGAAGAACAGATGAGTTTATTCTAGAGGGAGGCAATATGGATATCATTCAGCAGCTAGCGAACAGTAGGATAGTTCATACGGTTATCGCATTAGCATGTTACTACTTCATCTGGATTACGATTAAAAGTTTTGATATTAAGAAAGCACCTTTGATCGCAATGTTAATAACGATTGCCATATATACAACAGGTTCTGCATTACACATCATCAATCTTCATGTGAACATTCATTTTTAAAGGAGGCACTCAATGTTAGTCACTGAATTAAGCAGGCACGACATGAAAACAATCGAGAACTACATTAAGAACATCGACAAGTTAAGATTCAGACTTAAAGTACGCAAACTGGAATTACTCGACAACCCTATCATTGATAATCCAGGGGCAGGGAAATCTAATCTACCAGGCGATCCGATTAACAGGGAAGTGACCATCTGCTTAGTGGATGACTACTATGTCAACTTAGATAAGATTATTACAGCAGTGGAACGCGTCTACCGAAACGCAGACGAGGAAGTGAAGAAGATATTCAACCTAAAGTACTGGGAGCCGAAACTGGGCGTGGAGACTTGGGATGACATCGCAAGCGAGCTACATTACAGCAAGACATCCGTACTTAGAGTGAGAGCGAAGTATTTAAGGGATATTGCAAATGAGATTGGATTTATCAGTTCGGACTTTTACGGTATATAAGTCCGCAGAATATTAAGCTATTATAGTACTATAAGCAACAATACAAGCACACACTTATTCCCTTGAGTGTGTGTTTTTGTTATGTCAAATTAAGGCGCATAGCCGTGAGAGTGGTGAAGATGAAGTGCTAAATAATGCTAATTATCAGGAGTTTTTAAAACTAAGTAAAAAACAGCAAGAATATATACAAATGAAGTATGAGACAGGTTTGCAAGACAAGGAAATATCAAAACAAATTAGCGTGCATGTGACGACCATATCCAGATGGAAACAGACAGCTGAATTTATGAATGGTTTAAAAGGTTATACAGCTGACCAATTGGAGAAAGCAGCACCTAAAGCAATGAATAGAATGGTTGAACTGTTATATGCGAAGTCCGACCTGGTCTCATTCCAAGCAGCAAAAGACATATTGGATCGTACTGGTTATACGCCTATCGATAAAAAAGAAATCGAATTGACAGGTGGTGTTGAGTTTGTTGACAGTATCCCGAAAGAAGATTGATATAGCAGACTTACTGCCAAAACATTTCTACCCGATATGGCGTAAGACGTTCGATCCTGACATTCTTAACATCGTCTGTAAAGGTGGACGTGGTAGTGGTAAATCATCGGACATTGCACACATCATCGTGCAGTTGATTATGCGTTATCCGGTCAATGCGGTCATTATCCGTAAGATAGATAACACACTCGCAACATCTGTGTACGAACAGATTAAGTGGGCGATTGAGCAGCAGCATGTAGCACATCTGTTCAAGTTTACAAAGTCCCCGATGGAGATACACTACATCCCCCGTGGCAATAAGATGATATTCAGGGGCGCACAGAATCCAGAGCGACTTAAATCGCTGAAAGATAGTAAGTTCCCCTATGCAATCGCATGGGTGGAGGAATTAGCAGAGTTTAAAACAGAAGATGAAATCACGACCATCACTAACTCATTACTACGGGGCGAGTTAGAGGATGGTCTTTTTTATAAGTTCTTCTACACTTACAACCCGCCGAAACGTAAGACAAGCTGGGTGAATAAGAAGTATGAAACGATATTCCAACCGCCTAATACATTTGTGCATCACAGCACGTATTTAGACAACCCATTCATCGCTAAGGCGTTTATTACAGAAGCTGAGGCGACTAAACAACGCAATGAAAAGAGATACCGCTGGGAATACCTCGGTGAGGCCATCGGTAGTGGTGTCGTACCATTCGATAACCTCGAGTTTAGGGAGATATCAGATGAAGAATGTAGCAACTTCGATAACATTCGTAACGCGATTGACTTTGGATATGCGACGGATCCACTCGCTTTTGTCAGATGGCATTACGATAAAAAACGAAAAATCATTTATGCGATGGATGAACTGTACGGTCAAAAGATAAGCAACAGAGAACTCGCGCAATGGTTACATGTTAAAGATTACGCGTACGAAGAAATACAGGCTGATAGTGCTGAGCCAAAATCAATCGCTGAATTAAAGAATGAACATAACATTCCACGTATACGAGGCGTGTATAAAGGCAAGGATTCTGTCGAGTACGGGGAACAATGGCTTGATGATTTAGAATCTATTGTCATCGACCCGAAACGTACCCCTAACATCGCTAAAGAATTTGAGAATATAGATTATCAGACAGATAAGGATGGTAATCCGAAACCTCGGCTAGAGGATAAAGACAACCACACGATTGATGCAACTAGATATGCATTCAGTTCAGATATGACTAACAAGAAGAAAAAATTATCTACAAACGAACTGGCCAGCATTAAAAATCTATTCTAAGGAGCAAACGAATGATTAATACTTACAACTATAAAAATCAGTTCATCGAGACGGCAAACGATGATTTCATCTTATCTGATGAAACAGACGTTTATAATCCCGAAGTCATCCGAAATTTTGTGCAGCGGCATAAACTGGAGCAACTGCCACGACTTGAATATTTAGAGGCGTATTATTTGAATCGCAACGTAGATGTATTGACTGCGAACAGAAGATTAGATTCAAATCAGAATAAAGCAGACCACCGAGCGACACACAATTTTGCAAAGTATGTCAGTCAATTTATTGTTGGTTATCTGACAGGTAATCCGATTTCAATTACACATGAGGATGATAGGACTCAGAATGCTATTACCGAACTGAATGATAAGAATGACGGGGATGCTATTAATTCCGACCTCGCACTCAATCTTTCGATTTACGGCAGAGCCTATGAAATTGTTTATAGGAATGAAGATAATAAAGATAGATTTTTGTCACTTGATCCAAAAAATACATTTGTGATTTACAACTCGAAAGTGGACCGGAAAGTGATTGCAGGCGTTCGTTATCAGAGTTACCAGGATAAGAACGGGGAACGTGTCGACACAGCAGAAGTATATACTGACAAACAGCATAATAGCTATGAATTGCGTGATGGCAATTATGTTTCTGTCAAGGAACGTCAGCATTTTTATAAAGAACCTCAGATTATCGAATATTTGAACGATAAATTCAAACAAGGCGACTACGAGAATGTAATCAGTCTGATTGACTTGTACGACAGTGCACAGTCTGACACCGCCAACTATATGACCGATTTGAATGACGCTATGCTTGTATTGGTCGGTAACATGAATATTGATGGCGATGATGCCTTGAAGTTTAGGCAGGCAAACATGATGCACTTAGAGCCATCAGTCAACGGCAACGGTGGCGAGGGAAAAGCGGACGCGAAATTTATCTACAAGCAGTATGATGTAGCAGGAGCAGAAGCAAATAAAACGCGATTAGCGAACGATATTCATAAGTTCACAAATACGCCTGACATGAATGATGAGAAGTTCGGGGGAACGCAGTCGGGTGAATCCATGAAGTACAAATTGTTTGGTTTAGAGCAGAAGCGTGCCACCAAAGAACGTTATTTCAAAAAAGGCTTGATGAAACGTTATAGATTACTGCTGCGGAACCAACAACTCGAAAACACTTACTCTCACGATGTGGACGATATAAAAATTACATTTGTGCCTAACTTACCAAAAGCACTCAAAGAATCAGTCGAACTGTTCAACATGTTGGGCGAGGGTGTCTCGCAGGAAACGAGATTGAGTGTGCTTGATATTGTGGATAATCCTAAGGAAGAGATTAAAAGAATGGAGAAAGAAGAAGAAGAAGTGCTGAATCGTACTGGGCAGAATTATACAGATCCATTCACGAAAGTAGCTGATAACAATGCCGAATAGTGAATACTGGCAGAAACGTGCACAGCAGGTCATACAGGCTGAATTAAAAGAAGATGCAGCTATCAGCAAAGAAGTAGAACGCCTTATTTTGATGATGTATGCAGAGATTGAGCGTGAAATCATGGCATTCTACGCGAAGTATGCAGCGAAAGAGGGTGTACCGATTGCAGAAGCGAAGAAAAAGATTGACGCGACGGACATCACATTATTCAAGGAACGTGTGAAAGAGTACGTCAGAAACAAAGACTTCAGCGAGAAAGCAAACGAAGAACTCAGACAATACAACACAAAGATGTATGTGAACCGCGAACAGCTACTTAAGGCACAACTTGCAGCGATTGCCACTTACTACGCAGCACAGAGCGAGCAGATGTTATACGGCTATATGGAATCAAGTATCTACCGTCAGATAGAGCAGCAGGCAGGGATATTAGGCGAAACAGTGACCATCAAACCAACAGCAGTCAAAGCAATCATTAACAGTGCGTTTGGCAAGGTAACATGGTCAGAACGTTTGTGGGAAGATATGACTGTCGTGCAGAAAGAAGTCGAGAAGATGGCATCACATGTACTGCTGCGTGGCAGACACCCTAATGAATATGTAGCTGACCTAAGAAAAAAGACAGGTGCAGCCACATCATCCATCAAACGACTGCTGATCACTGAGGCGGCACGTACACAGAGCGAGGCACAGAAGCTGTTCTACGAAGAAACATTAGGCGAGGATGGGAAGTATCAGTTCGTTGCCAAGATGGATGAGAAAACGTCTGAACAGTGCAGTACGCTTGACGGCAAGATATTCAAAGTAAAAGACATGGTTATCGGTGTGAACGCACCCCCACTTCATCCACACTGCAGGAGTACGACAGCACCTTATCTAGGCGACTGGCGTGAGAAGTATTTCAAGGAACGCAAAGGTAAATACGGAGGAGGCGGAGTGAAGCTTGGATAAAATCAAGAAGTTACGCATCGGCAGTATTGATTATAGAGTGAAAAGTAAAAAGCATTTACAGATTGGTGATGAATTGTTCAATGGTTTATGTCACTTTGATAAAGCATTGATTGAGTTGCTTGAAACAATGCCCGACGAACGCAAACGCCAAGTACTTATCCACGAAGTGACTCACGCACTCTTACATGAAGCTGGTTATCATTACGATGATGATGGTGTGCATAGCGAAGAGAATGTGGTTAGAATCTCAAATGTATTAGATGGCTTTTTGAAAGATAATATCAAGTTGCTTAACACGATGTATAAATAAGGAGGAATAAATAATGACAAACACAGTAACGATGGACTTACAAGAGTATAATGAACTGCTTTTATTCAAGGAAATGCTGAAACGCCATAACGAAGAATTTATGACTGAAAACCTAGTACTTAAAGAACAACTCGAAGAATATAAAGCTAAAAACTTATGTGCGATAGATGGAGTGGCAGCATCAAAAAAAAACAAAGACTTCAAAATTAAGCTCGAATATAAGATTGACCACGACAGATTAAGAGCAGCATTACATGATGTAACTGATATAATCCAAAAAGCAATCGATGAATCTGTTATTGTAACACTGCCATAATATCCAGTCCTAGACACGACTTTAAAAGGTCTATTTATTATGACGATAAACATTAAGAAAGGCGGTCATCCTTATCTCATAGTGGTGGCATTCCACTACGACCAAAACGTGCTCACGTCAAAAAACTGTTGTATGGCATATTACAGCCGACAGGCTATAAACGGAGGATTCTCACATGGAAGAAAACATTACCGGTAATGAAGAAGTGCTTGAAACGAACGCAGACCTTTCAGAACAGCCAAACCCTGAACAAGAGCAGCCGAAAACAGCTGAAAAAAAATTCACACAGGCAGAACTGGAAGAAATTCTGAAGGAACGTTTAGCACGGAAAGATAAAGAGAGAGAAACAGCCATCAAAGAGGTTGAAAAACTGGCGAAGATGAACAAAGACCAGAAAACAGCATACGAACTCGAACAAGCAAACAAACGCATTGCAGAATACGAGGAAAGAGAAGCGCTTCAAACCATGCGTACGGAAGCACGTAACATGCTGAAAGATGAGGGTATTCAAGCGAGTGATGAAATTCTTAATTTCATTGTTTCTACAAAAGCTGATGACACACAAGCCAACGTTAAAGCATATGCTAAAGCATTTAATGACGCTGTATCTGAGCAAGTCCGTACACGTTTACAACAAGACTCCCCAGATCAGTTCGTTCGTCCTAGCATGTCACGGCAAGAAATCATGGACATTAAGGATGACATACAGCGACAGCAAGCAATTCTTAACAATATCAAACTTTTTGACAAATAGGAGGAAATACAATGGCAGTAGAACAGAATTTAATTGATGTACAGGCATTAGGACAGGCGAAGTCGATTGACTTTGCGAATAAATTAGGTGTAGGACTAGACAAATTATTTGAAGCACTAGCAGTAACGAATAAGATTCCGATGTCTGTCGGAACAGCACTAAAACAATATCGTTTTAGGGTAGTGGATTCAACAGCACCGAATGGCGATGTTGCTGAGGGCGAAGTAATTCCGTTAACAAAAGTTGAACGTGAACAAGTGAATATAGCTGAACTGGTATTTAAAAAGTACCGTAAATCTACATCTATGGAAGCCATCCAGGCTCATGGCTACGATTTAGCTATTAATCAGACGGATCGTGAACTGTTACGTTACGTTCAAAAGAATTTCAGAACCGACTTCTTCTCTACATTAAAAAATGCGATTGAAAATGTCGGTCGTACAAACACTGCGGCATTGAGTGCGACAAATTTACAAGGTGCATTAGCAAAAGGCCGTGCAAACTTATCAGTATTGCTTGATGATGAAATTACACCACTAGCTTTCGTCAACCCGAACGATGTTGCTGACCACATTGCAAGCGGATTAATCGTTTCTAACGGTGCCCAGTTCGGCATGAATTTATTAACTACTTATGTGGGTGCTAAAGTTGTTGAGTTTTCTGACGTGCCTGCTGGTGAAGTATGGATGACGGTTGCTGAAAACTTAAACGTTGCTTACGCTAATCCACGTGGTGAAATCGGCCGTGCGTTTGGATTTGCAACAGATGAAACAGGTTTTGTTGGCGTATCCCATGACATTCAACAAGACCGACTGACAGCTGATACAGTGTTAACTCACGGTGTCACGATGTTCCCTGAAAACATTGATGCGGTCATCAAAGTTTCAATTGTCGCTGAACCAACAGTCTAAGGAGGTAACATTGAATGGCTCAATTTAAAACAAACCACAACATCACTTTAAACAAAGAGGGTTTACGCCCTCGAAAAGGTGATGTAGTTGAACTCACAATCAAACGAGTGGAACAAATTCATGACGAACTGGAAACGGTTGACGGGGGTAAGTGGAAGCATTTAGTCCCCGTCTTTGAACGAATCGAAGAAAAGTAGGTGGCGATTATGGCCATACTAGAAAATGTCAGAACCATGCTCGGATTGAGCGACACATTACAAGACGACAAGTTAACGATCATCATCAGTAATACGGAATCCCGCCTACTGTCTCTGTTACCTGCGAGTGAAACAGTTGTACCGGAACGTCTCCACTATATCGTGGAGGAAGTGGCTATCAAACGTTACAATCGTATTGGTGCAGAGGGTATGACGAGTGAATCAGTCGAGGGGCGTTCTAATACGTTTGAATCGAATGATTTCAACGAATATCTACCAGTCATCGCTAGACTCTACCCAACGGATGAGTATTCGAGAGGTCGGGTGAAGGTTTATTGAGATATGACCAGCGTGCCTTGTTCACACTTGAGCAGAAGGGTGCATACAATCCAGAGACGAGCAGAACAGATATTGAAGTTGTCACTTATGATGTTGTGCCATGCAATCTCAGTCCGTTATCTGTCGAACGAACAGCTTTAGAGTTCGGTGACGTCAGTAAACGCATTAGTATTGTGCGCGTACAAGGTCATATGAGCCACACAGCGAGCCATGTTCATGTGGACGATGTTAAGTATGCGATTGTCAAAAAGGTCGCTTACAGGCACGATACAGCGTTCTACATTGAGGAAGTGGTTTGATGGATGGTCTAGACGGACTTCTTGCCAATTTTCAAGATATGATCAATGACATTGACGATGATGTGAACGAGATACTTAGGAACAACGCGATTGAAGGTGTTGGGTTCGCTCAAAAAAATGCACGTGACGTGATGAATAAAGGTTACTGGACAGGGAACCTTGCCCGTATGATTGATTATGCGGAAACAGGAAAACTGAAATACACAGTGACCTCCAACGCACATTACAGTGGATTCCTTGAGTATGGGACACGCTTCATGAGTGCAGCACCGTTCATCTTCCCGACATATCAGACGCTCAGAAAGAATGTTGTCGCTGATTTAAACAGATTACTGAATGATTAAGGAGGTCTGCCGATGCAGTCCCCACAATTACAGCTTTACAACCACATTTTTAAAAAGTTGCAAGGATACGGGCGGCCTGTCATTGATGTAAAGGATATGGCACAGGAGCTGTCGTATCCTTTTTTTGTTGTCAATCCCGCAAATGAACGGAAGGCCATCTATACAGCTGATGCGTTCAATGGCGACATGGACATCACTATCCATTTATGGAGTCTTGCTGATGACCAGGGTGCGCACGACGTGTTGTATGCAGAAGCGAATGAAATGCTGTCATTCATGCAGGATTTAGACGGCTATCAGCTGATGCTGGACGAACTGACCACAAATACATTGATTGACACAAGCACCAAACAAGCGTTGCTGCACAGCACGCTGATTGCACAATATAAAGTTTATTAAGGAGGAAAACGAATGGCAATGAAGAAGAGTAATAATCGTCTGTTCCTGTTTCGTGTACTCGGCGAAAAAGTCGATGCTAAAAAAATGATGCATTTGACAGAGTTCGGCGTGTCACACGAGGCAGAATCTGAACAGGATGATACGATGGATGGCAGCTTCACAACAGGCGACACATTCACATCTACCATTTCAGGCACAGCAAAAATGGCACACAATGATCCATTTGCTGATGAAGTGGAAGATGCGACTGTAGACCGTGTTCCGTATGAAGCATGGGAAATTGAAGAGAAAGTGAAAGACCCCGACTCAGCAGAACCTAAATTCAAGGCGAAGTACTACCAGGGTTATTTCAACAAGTACGATTTAAAAGGCGAGGTCAACGGTGTG